GAAGTGTTACGTATTGTTTCTTCTTTCCACTTTTCATCTCTACCTGGTACATCCCACCAGTTAACACTTACTGTTGCATAGTCATTGAAACCTTTTTCTGCATCATGCCATAGTTTGTAAAACATATTCATACCATTAGGTGTGGATGTAATCAATACTCTTGATGTTGTACCAGAAGATATTGTAGGATATACAGAACTAAAGAATTCATCTTGTACGGTTGCAGGTACGAATGCAAACTCATCTAGGTATACTAAGTTAATAGACATACCTCTAACAGATGATGCCGATGTAGATGATGCAAATATTTTTGAACCATTCTCTAATTCTATATTACCTTTGTTCCATTCTACTATACCTTGTTGTAAAAACCAAGGTAAGTTCTCATATGCTAATTGTAATCTTGATAGTATCTCTCTTGATGTTGCAGCTTTGTTAGCTAAGATAGCAATATTAAAGTCTGGATTAAACAAAGCATAATGCATCATTACAGCTACCATTGTAGTTGTTTTACCAGTCTGTCTAGGCATCTTACATATAACAAATCTGTTATCATCAACAGTTCTCATTATTTCTTTTTGATAACTATAAGGCTCATATGGTATAAGACCTTCATCGATGTTAACAATCTTTATATACTTTTCACAAAAATAAACTACATCTTTACTACACTTAACAATCTCTTGAAGTTCTTCTTCAGAGAAGTCAATCTGTATGTTAGCTTTTTTTAGCTTCGGATTTCCTAGGTAATGATCAGCCATTATTTTTTGGGTTTAATTTTTCTTGCCCCACCTTCTAATAAATCAGTGAGGTCTTTAGTTGTTCCTACAAATAAATTGTTTGTTACTTTTTGATTTTTCTTTTCTTCTGGTTGGAGGTCTTTCATTTTCTTTTGTAGATCAAGTAGGTCTTTGTTTGCTGTTGATAATGTTCTTACTAAGTCTGCTACTACTTCAAATGATCTTGGATGTTGACTTTGTTGAGCTAGATCAACTATTCCATTAAGAGCATCAGATCCTCTTTCAATAATATTGTATAGATTTTCTCTAGCATATTTAAAGTCATTTTCCATTTCTGGATTGACTTTTGGTTCATCTACAGGCACTACTTCACCTTGAATTGGTTCAATATCTAATGCCTTACTTATTGGGTCTTTATGTTTCGCCATTGAAATAATCCTCAAAATCTGTTATTACAGAATAATTATCATTACTATATATACCACTAACTGCAATAGTTGCTGCTGAATTAGTAGTTGGATTTCTAAATTGATCTAAGCCTGGTTTTTGATTTATACCTATTACTGCTGCGTTACCATATGTACCGTTAGCATGTGTAGTATACAGATTTGTGTTGGAAGTTTTAATAACACCTTTATCTGTAATTGGTCCAAATAGATAAGCTCTCATAGTAAAATTTAGATTCCATATTAATGCTCTTCTTGTCTCAAAATCACCTTCGTAAGTATCCTGGGACGCTAAACTATTTAGTACGACAGGAATATCCACTTTATAATCAAGCTCTGGAATCAAGTTAATTGTTGCTGTAAACTCAGGTGTAAAGAAAGGAACAATCTGTTCTAAAAGCTGAGTAGCATCTTCTGCATATCTAGTATACATATTAAATTCAAAATTTATATCATATGGTACTGGAGTAAATGTTGTCTTTACATTATTTCCTGTACCTGGATCCTTAACTAATCTATTGATTGTGTTTAATTTTCTTGATGGATCATAAGTTAAGTTAGTCATTTCAAAAGATAATCTTGGAAGTATGATACTTTGTTTTTCAGTAAGTGATATATTTTGTTCTAATCTAGCTGTAACTTTTTCTCTTGGTGCATATGTTAATGGACACTTTATAGTTTGTATGACATTATCATTACTGTTTCTTCTTTCTATACGCAAGTCATTAAATAGTGTACCAAATAAAATGATATACTTTCTAAGAGATTCATGATAAAACTTATGACCTAGCATTAGAAAGATCCTCCTTCACTAAATGGATCTGCTTCACTAAAGTCTATAAAGTTATCTGCTTTTCCTTCTATGAATAAGTTTTCACTATCTGTTATGTCATCTTGATCTAATGCTGTACCTATTCCATCTAAAAGAATTCTTTGTCCTGTTTCTATATGAAGTGGTAGATCACCAGTCTCCATCATTAACTGATTATGTAAGAATACATCTGTTGATCTTGTATCTTCTAAAACATCTATATCAGAAATACCAGTGTTAAATCTTTCACCAGAATATTCAAACATTTCTAATCTAAGTTCATAGAATTGTAATGAACCCATTTGATAGAATACTGGTTCGTGTTCTACAAAGTTTACTGTGTATAGTTTTTTGTTTAGTGGAAAGAATATAACATCGCCTTCTCTAGGTCTTTCTATATTAGCTAGATCCTCTCTTCCAACATCTTGTTCAAATGTTCTTCTAGCAACAGACATAGTCATAGTGTCTCTTTGTTCTACACCAAACTTAGATAAGAAGTCTCCTTCACCTCCAAATCCTTCTACAGTATTGATATACATTGGTACTGTATAGAATTCTTTGAATGTTCCTAGATCATCTTCACCATATAGAAAATCATAATCACCATATGTCTTTGGTAGATAGTATGCATCTATTCCATAGATGTTTATTGATTCAATAATTAAGTCTTCAATTAAGTCTTGTTCTTGACTGCTTTGAAAGTTATTGAAAAATACACTTCTGTTAGCCATCTTAACCTACCATATCTTCTGGCGGATATGAGTATGCTGTTGCCATTTCTTCTTCTAGCTGTTGCCTCTCAGCGATTGCATCGTCATAAATCTTCTGACCGTTAAATTGAACTCCTCCAGGTAATTGCATACCTTCGAACTTTGTTAAATTAGAACCCCATTGTATCTTAATTAAACATGCTGCATATCTCAATAGCCACCTATCTTTCCATACATCTGTGTATGTGTCTGGATCAATAACTTTATATGCTCTTGCAACAATAAAGTCACCAACCTCTAATCTATCCCAATCCATATCAACATGGACTTGGTTTAAATGTCTGCTGTATCTTAATCTTTGTTTACCAACTAGTATCTCTTCGATCATACGTATATTTTGGAAGTTCATATAGTATGGGACCAGTTCATACCTTGAAAGGTCGTAGAGGTCGTTTAAAGCGATCTGATAACGGATATTAAAGAGGTTATTAGTTGATAGTGCATCACCGATATCAAAGATATCGAATACACCTATAATGTTATCTGGTACAGTAAAGTATTTGTTATCTTTATCTGTTTGTGTCACTTGATGTTTGTAGAATGTATGTTCCATTCCATCAAAGTGATAGTCGACCCAATAGTCTAATGCTTCGTCTACTCTATCATCTAGTTGGTCTTCATCTACATTTATTTCAATGACAGGTTTACCCAACCTTCTTAGGCAGTGCTCTTTAAATGTTGCTTTACTATTTGGTCTGCTCATGTTATTATTTATTCTCCCCAGCTTATGTCGCCGTTAGCATAATACACTTTAAACACTCTTCCAGTGTTATCTTCTAAGTCTGTACCTACTCTAACATCGCCTTCAACATCAAGAACTGCTTGTGGATTAGTTGTTTGAATACCTACTCTATCTGATGTAGTGTTTGCAACTAATAAATCATCTGTGTCAGTTGCACCTAATCTAGTTCCACCTCTTGATTGTTTTGCTGCTTTAATTTTAGCATTAGCGTTTCCAAGGTCTACGCCTCTTGCTCCGTCGGTCATTAAAGATGCGAAATGTCTTGCTTTACTTGCCATTTATTCTCCCCATGCGATATCACCGTTAGCATAATATACCTTAAATGCTCTGTTACTTCCATCCAACAATGTATCCTTAACTGTTACATTAGCACCAAAGAATGTGTTACCATTAACAGAAAATACATGAGCTGGATTTGTATTTGCTATACCTATATTGTTATTAGATGCAATAGTTATATTGTTTGAGGATCCAATACCATATGAATATATTTGTAATAAGTCATTGTTGGATGTACCTTGTGTCAATACAACATTAGCACCATTAGATGCTGTATAGTCTTCGTTCTCTTCTAATAATATACCATTCAAGAATACTTGAATACTATCACCAGTTCTATATCCTAAACTATTACTATTGTCATCATTACCAGCAAAGTTTGTCTGGTTATTAGCTGTAACAAATTCATATAATGTATATGCACTGAACCCTGCTGCACCGGCTTCATTAGTCCAGAACAGAGTACCGTTACCATATGTTTTTAGGATCTGACCCGAGCCACCATCTTCTGATGGAAATGCTTGAGCGTTGACTGTAAGTGAGGATAGATTGGCACCGACTTCAAAGACCGCTGAACTATTTGCAGAATAGAGAATACCGTCAGCGGTATTGATCGCTAACTCTCCGTCAAATAGTTGTGCGTTTGTAGGCGCGTTACCTGTAGAGGCACTACGCTTAATCTTAATTACTGATGCCATTTAGCTCCTCATCTATTGCGTATATACGCTGAGTTTATAGCCCCTTATATAAGGGGCTGTATAAAATTATTTAGTAAGTACCACCGTCAATGATTGCATCAACTTGTGCTAGACTTCCTGAACTTCCTGCGCTAGCAGCTGTATAAGTTACTTCACCAGCTGGTTCTGTTGTTATGCCTTCTACAAATACGAATGCTTTAGCTGAGTGAGATTTGTCTCTGAATAAACCAGAAAACTTATCTGTACCACCTTCATCAAAGTTTCCGTAGAAACCTATATCTACTGCATCAGTATCATCGCCAGTTTGGTTATCTGCAAGAGATAACATGTTATCATTAATGTTTACTGTAGTACTTTGTACTGTAGTTGTTACTCCTTGTACAGTTAAATTACCAGTTAATGTTAAATCATTAGCTCCGATATCACCAGTGGCGGAGATATCACCATGTACTGTTAAGTTTTCACCTATTGTTGCTGACTTAGCAATACCAATACCACCAGCAGTTACCAATGAACCTGTTGTATTAGATGTACTGTTTGTACTATCATCTATATCAACTACTCCATCAACACCTAAAGTACTTGATACGTTAGCTGCTCCTGTAATATCT